CGGTTCCTGAAGCAATAAATTTACTAGGTTATATGATAAGCGAAGATGATAATGCTATATCTCCACAGTTAAGTTTTGAAAGAAACTTCGATCTCGTAGCAGATAGATATGGTTGGGATCCAAACAGCGATGATGTTTTAGCTCTTAAAAATATATTATATACTTCTGGTGCTCCACGACTTCTTCCAAAAAGCCAAGATCCAATGAGTAAAACTAATTATATGAAAGGCGCAAATACAAGAGCTAGATGGCAGTCAGGACTTTTACCTGAAATGCCAAGCACTATTTATTATTATGAGAATGTTCATCCTGAAGGAAAGATTACTCATAAAAAAAACAGACAAGGAACAACTTTTGATTTTACTACAGAAGCCTTACATCAATTGCAAGGTATAGATCCTGGAGATTTCATAATTAATTTAGCAAATAGAGCACCGCAGTTTTCTTCATTTTTGCACCCTAATTTAGCAGATATATGGATGGGTCCTCAAGGAAAAGGAATACTTGATTTGTCTGAACAATATGAAAGGCACAAATTATATCTCAAGCCAGGAGACTTTGAATATGTTCATGAGATAGGAGATCCTATAATGCAAAATCTTATTCAAATGACCAAAGATAGCATAATTACTCAAGACGGGTTTGACTATACAACAGATAATAAATATGTAGATCAATTAAGATATGTGCTAAGTCATCCTACAGATAAAGTTGATCAAATAATTGAAGATAATAGTGAATATCACTGGATGAAATAAAGGAGAATAAATGTCAAATAATGAAGAATTAGAAAAAATAGAATTACTAAAATTTAGAATGAATAATTTGTTGGAGAATTTCAATGATAGCGATTCAATAGCTGTTTTGCAAGAGCATTTAAATGAATTTGTTTATGGATATCCTAAATTAGAAATTGATGGTATGTGGGGAAATGACACTCAAGAAGGTATAAATACATATCATACTCAAAGAAGATATTGGCCTTCAAGCGAGAATCCTGAAGGGCATACAGCTATACATGTTAATCCATTAGAAATGAGTGCAGCTTATCATTCAGGTTTAAAGATTCCAATGTTTAAAATGAAGGAAAGATTAGACGAAGAAGGAAATTATATAGAATAATAATTGATTTTATTTTTTATTATTCTTAATATACGTAACTAGATTGGAGATAAATTGTCCAATATTAATCTAAATAATGTGAGTAAAATGGAAGAAGATCTTCGTCTTGCTCATGAAGATTTAATAGCGTTTGGTAAGCTTTTTTTAAAAGATGATTTTATGCGTTCTGAAACACCTTTCTTTCATTATGAGGTGGCAGATGCAGTATCAGATAAATCAGTAAGGCAGTTAGCAGTTATTCTCCCTAGGGGTCATGGAAAGACGGTTTTAACTAAATGCAATATATTACATGACTTTGTTTTTTCTCATAACGATCCATTGTTTTATGGTTGGGTGGCTGCATCTTCTAAGATTTCCGTACCTAATCTTGATTATATTAAATATCATTTGGAATTCAATGAAAGAGTTAAGTATTATTTTGGTGATCTAAAAGGAAGAAAATGGACAGAAGATGATATCGAACTCAAAAACGGTTGTAAGCTTATTTCTAAATCTAATCTTAGTGGTATTCGTGGTGGTGCTAAGCTGCATAAGCGGTATGATCTTATTGTTCTGGATGACTTTGAAGACGAAAACAACACAGTCACACCAGAGTCGAGATCCAAAATTTCCAACCTCGTTACCGCAGTCGTGTTTCCTGCCTTGGAACCGAAAACTGGTAGATTGAGGATTAATGGTACTCCAGTGCATTTCGATTCATTTATTCAAAAGATATTAACAGGATATGAAAAATCAAAAAAAGAACGAGAAGATTATAGTTGGAAAGTGATAACATATAAAGCTTTACAAGAAGATGGTTCTGTTTTATGGCCTTCATGGTTTGGTCATAAAGAAATGGAAAGAAAGAAAAAGTTTTATCAAGACTCTGGAACTCCTCAAAAATTCTATCAAGAATATATGATGGAGGTTCAATCAGAAGAAGATTCTATCTTTACTAGAGATCATATAAAGTTTTGGGATGGGCAATTTGTTAAGGATAGTGATAATGGAATCACTTTTGTTATACCAGATGGAGATGATCCAAAGCCTTGTAATGTATTTATAGGTGTAGATCCAGCAACAGATTCGGCTAGAAGAAACTCTGACTTTAGTGTTTTAATATCTATAGCTGTTACTGCTGATAACAATATATATGTTATCGATTATGTAAGGGATAGAACGCTTCCTGTTTTGGGTATTCCTGGAACGGATAAAAAAGGGATAGTAGATTATATATTTGATTATGCAAAATTTTATAAACCATCTTTATTTACAATTGAAGATACTACTATGAGCAAACCTATCTTTCAAGCTATAAGAGCTGAAATGAGACGAAGGAATGAATTTATAATTCCTTTTAAAGAAGAGAAACCTGGCAATAGAATGAGTAAAAGAGATAGAATACAAGAAATACTAGCACAAAGATTTTCAGTAGGTCAAGTACATATTAAGAAAACACAATATGACTTGCATAGAGAAATTGCGACATTTGGGCCACGTATGGCTCATGATGATACTATAGATGCTTTAGCATATGCATGTAAGTATGCTCATCCTCCTACGGGATTAGGAGAATCAAAAGATGGATGGTATAAGAAAAAGAAGAAAGCAAAAAATTGGATAACAGCTTAAGGAGGGGAAATGGAAAGAAGTGTTGATAATGGATTTAATGATTGGTGGTCAAGAGTACTAGAGGTACATGACTATGCTTCAGATCCAAACGATGTAGAGCATTTTTATGATTATAAGGCTGCTTTTGAATCAGGCATAGAAATACCAGAAGAAGGAGAGAGTTGGCCTTCTCAATTTAAACATGACTTACATCCTGATAGATATATAAAAGGAGAAGATATTGGAAAGTATGATATTGATTATTGGGATACTAAATATGATCAACCTGCCACAGCTATAGATATGATAAGACAAACATATAGAAGAGAAGAATTTTTAGATCAAAAAGGTTTATTTGATACTTCCTCTTTATTTAATGAAGGAGATTCTCAAAATGTACAAATTTAGCAAACGATCTAAAGATAGATTATCTACATGTGATGAGAGATTGCAAAAAGTTTTTAATGAGGTTATAAAGCATATAGATTGTAGTATTTTAGAGGGACATAGAGATGAAGAAAGACAAGAACAATTATTCAAAGAGGGAAAAACAAAAGTACATTACCCTGTGGGTAGGCATAATTCAAAGCCTAGTCGTGCTGTTGATGTTACTCCTTACCCCGTGGATTGGGCTGACAGAGAGCGCCAGACACTTTTTGCTGGGTTCGTGCTTGGGTTGGCTCGTGGGATGGGTATTAATCTTCGGTGGGGAGGAGACTGGAATATGAACTTTGAAGTTAAAGATAATAGATTTGATGACTTCCCTCATTTTGAATTAATAAAGGATAAATAATGGCTAAAAAGAATAAAGCTGGAGAAGTACGAAAATTATATAATCTTGCCAATAGTTGGACAAGAAAGCAATGGGAAAGCATAAACCAAAAAGGTTATGAATTTGCTCATGATTCTCAATTAACTTCAGAAGAAAAAACAAACTTAGAAGAACAAGGCATGCCTACATTTACAATTAATAGGATATTACCTGTAGTAGAAATGCTTAATTTTTATGCTACTGCAAATAATCCTAGATGGCAAGCAGTGGGAGTAGAAGGTAGTGATACTGATGTTGCTGCAGTACTTTCAGATTTAACAGATTATATATGGAATTATTCCAATGGATCTTCTTTATACAATAATGCTGTAAATGATTCTATTACAAAAGGAATTGGATATTTATTAGTATCAATAGATAAAGATGCTGATAATGGAATGGGAGAAGTTGTAATTAAGCAGCCTGAACCTTTTGATATTTATGTAGATCCTAAATCTAGAGATATGCTCTTTGATGATGCTTCGTTTATTATGATAAGAAAGGTATTACCTAAAAGTCATTTAATTAAACTCTTTCCGCAATTTGAAAGAAAAATCAAAAATTCAAATAGTGATGAAAATCATCAATACAATTTTTCAGAAAGACCTCAAGGAGATGATGATCAAAAACTTTTTGCTTTTAATGATACTACTGAACAAAGTTCAATGGGTATTAATGCAAAAGGTGAAGAAGAAAATTTAGTTGAGTTTTTTGAAGTATATGAAAAAGTTAAAATAGCTTATATAAACTTCTTTTATAGAGTTCCTCCAAATGAACAAGTTTTGCTTGAATTAAGAAAGCAATGTGAGGTAATGGTAAAAGAACAAGCTCAAGAGATGGAAATACAATTAATGGAGCAACAAAAAGCTATGCAAGAAGCAGTACAAAGAGGAGAAATGCTTCCTGAAAGATTTGAATTAGAAATGGCTAATGCTCAAAAATTAATGCAACAACAATTGCAATCATTCCAGCAAGAGTGTATGAGTAAATTACAAGCAGAGGCTTCAAAAGTAGAAAATGCAATAGTATCAGAAAAAGAATTTAATATTTTAATGAAAGATCCTATGATGTCACAACATTTAATTGATAAGATAAAATTTTATGATTCTAGGATTAAACAATCATGTATATGTGGGGATACTGTTCTTTATGAACAAGTTTTACCTGAAAATGTAAAAAATTATCCTCTTGTACCTCTTCATTTTAAATGGACGGGTACACCTTATCCTATAAGCGCTGTTTCACCATTAGTTGGAAAACAACAAGAGCTAAATAAAGCTCATCAATTAATGGTTCATAATGCATCATTGGGGAGTAGCTTAAGATGGCTATATGAAGAAGGCAGTATAGATGAAGAGCTTTGGGAGAAGTATTCTGCAAGTCCAGGAGCGTTATTGCCTATAAGGCCTGGAGTGACTCCCCCTACTCCTGTTCAACCAGCTCCCCTTGCGAATGCTTTCTTCCAAATTGTTAATGAAGGAAAAGGAGATATGGAATATCTGGCAGGTATTTATAGCTCTATGATGGGAGATTCTGGTGGAGCAAGTGAAACATATAGAGGTATGTTAGCTTTAGATGAATACGGTACAAGAAGAATTAAACAATGGTTAAAAACTTCTATAGAACCTGCTTTAAAACATTTAGGTCAAATTATTTTACAGTTCTCACAAGCAACTTATACTGCAAATAAAAGATTTAGAATTATACAACCTAGTGCAATTCAAGAAGGAAAAACTCAAGAAATAAATATTCCTATATATAATGATATGGGTGAAGCTATTGGAAAATCAATGGATATATCTGCTCATAAATTTGATATAAGAATTGTATCTGGATCAACTATGCCTGTTAATAGATGGGCATATTTAGAAGAATTAAAACAATTAATGCAATTAGGAGTTATTGATGATATAGCTTTACTTGCAGAAACAGATATTAAGAATAAAGAAAATATAGTACAAAGAAAATCTATGTATGCTGAACTACAAGGTCAACTACAACAATTAAGCGAAGCATTAAAAGATAAAGAAGGTACTATCGAGACTCTTCAAAGACAACTTGTTCAAGCTGGTATTAAAGGTAAGGTTATGCAAGCTGAAATGGAAATAACTAAAAAGAAAGAAGAAGTGAAAGGGTCTATGAATAAAGCTGGTGTAGAAACACAAGCAAAACAAAAATTATTACAAAACGTAATGGTAAATAATTCCAATTTAACGAAGGCCAGAGAACAAGATATTTTAAATATGCAAAAAAATAACTTGGAAAATAGGTCTGAAGAGGAATAAAATACAAACGTGAAAATGAATAAAATAAAGGAGGGATGATGTCAAATTCCCAAAACAGCGGTAACCCTGCAATTGGAATGCAAGGAAGTAATCTAGAGGAAGTATCTAATAATACAGAAACTACAGTTGCACCTAAAGCACCAAGAACAGGCTCCAATGAGTTTTTTGATTCATTAGACGACCAAGTAAATGGTCAAATAAGAGACAATAAGGTAACCCCTAATCAACAAAGTGGTCCCACACAGGTAACCCACGCTAAAGTCGAACAGGGCTCCAATAAAGTTGTCGAGCAGTCTCAACACGGCACAGACTGGCAAAAGCGCTATACAGATAGCAGCAGAGAGGCCGTAAAGTGGAGAGACAAGTTCAAATCGGTAGAGCCGTTTGTACCTGTGCTCGAAGCAATGAAAAATGATAGTGGTTTAGTAGATCATGTTCGTGGTTATCTTGCAGAAGGTGGAAAGCCAGCTGCATCAATTCAAAAGAAACTTGAGCTTCCTGAAGATTTTGTTTACGATCAACACGAAGCTATGACAGATCCTGAATCAGACAGT